TACCTGGTTTGGTAATGATACTGCTATGACTTATACTGCATTTGACATGCATAAAACACTCGTAGAGAAGGAAGGGTATGATCCACAATCTGACGAATATTACGAGGAAATCGACAAAAGATTAAGGGTTGAATTTCCAAATAAATTTGATAAGGTAGCGGACAATACTACAGAAAGAGCAAAACCTGCTCAAACTGTAGCTTCAGCAAGACGACCGGCTAATACAGGTCGCAGAAAAACTGTGAAGCTCACACCATCACAAGTAGCAATCGCTAAAAGATTAGGTGTGCCACTCGAAGAGTACGCAAAACAATTAAACGTGAAGGAAGGAGCGTAACATGGAAGATAAAAAAATAAGAACTTCTCACGCGAGTCAGACAAGAGACAAGGTTAAAAGACCTACTACTTGGACTCCACCGTCATCTTTAGATGCACCCCCTGCGCCTGATGGTTATAGGCACAGATGGATAAGAACCGAGACTATGGGCTTTGATGATACAAAGAACATGTCAGGTAAAATAAGATCTGGATGGGAGCTTGTAAGAGCTGATGCATATCCAGGCACTGATTATCCAACTGTCAAGGAAGGAAAATACGCAGGAGTGATCGGAGTTGGTGGCCTAGTGCTCGCTAGGATACCTGAAGAGGTTGCCAAAGCGCGTGAAGATTATTTTAGAAGACAAACTAAAGATCGAGACGACGCCGTAAACAACGACCTTATGAAGGAAGAGCACCCAAGTATGCCAATCAATCAAGAGAGGCAGACACGTGTAACCTTCGGTGGTACAAAGAAAAGCTAATTATTTAGCGATTCCTAAATCACTGAAATTTTATAAGGAGAAAAAAAACTATGGCTAACGCTAACGGACAAGGATTCGGATTAAGACCGGCTATGAGAGTAGGAAACACACCTGCTATTCAAGGTCAGTCGAAATACGAGATCGATGCTGGCGAATCAAATGCTATTTATAACGGAGAGCCTGTAAAAGTTGATATAAGCGCCTCAACAGGTGGATATATCGTAACAGCCGCTGCCGGAACTGCTATGGTTGGAACTTTAAATGGTGTAACATTTACGGATGCTACAACACTAAAACCAACTTTTAGTAACTTCTACAAAGCAGCGACAACTCCAGCGAATAGTGAAGACGTAACAGCATTCGTGAATGATGATCCTTTTCAAGAATACATCATTGCAACAGACGCTACACTTGGAGGCACGTTGGCATTAAGAAAATCCAAAATCGGATTAACTTATGCAACAACTGCTTCAGCAGGTGACGACACAAACGGACGATCTTCTTTAAGACTAGGCATCTCAACTGCAGCAACAACTGCAAAACAATTGAGAATGGTTAGAATTGCAGAAGACGTTGAAAACCAAGATCAAACAGCTGCGAACTGTTCAGTTATCGTAAAAGTTAACTTGCATCAGTACTTAGTTGGATCTTTAGCAACAGGCATATAATAGGAGAATAAATTATGGCAATATCAAGACAACAACTAGTTAAAGAACTAGAGCCAGGATTGAACGCTCTGTTCGGCCTGGAGTATAAAAGATATGATAACGAGCATGCTGAAATCTACGACACAGAAAACAGTGACAGAGCTTTTGAAGAAGAAGTAATGTTATCTGGTTTCGGAAATGCGCAGACTAAAGCAGAAGGTCAAGGTGTATCATTCGATGATGCTCAAGAGACTTTCACATCTCGTTACCAACACGAAACAATAGCTCTTGCATTCGCTATCACAGAAGAAGCGATCGAAGACAACTTGTATGACAGACTTGCGTCTAGATATACAAAAGCATTAGCAAGATCGATGGCTAACACAAAACAAGTGAAAGCTGCGAACGTTCTTAACAATGCATTCGACTCTAGCTTCAAAGGCGGAGACGGCAAAGAGTTATGCGCAACTGATCACCCAACTCTATCTGGAAGTTTTTCAAACGAGTTAGCAACATCTGCTGACTTGAACGAAACTTCTTTAGAGCAATCAATGATCGACATCGCTGCATTGACAGACGAGAGAGGTATGAAGATTGCTGCTAGAGGCGTAAAAATGATCATTCCAAGTGAATTACAATTCACAGCGGAAAGATTAATGAAGTCTCAAGGTAGAACAGGTACAGCTGACAATGATATCAATGCATTGGCAAATATGGGAATGTTACCACAAGGTTATGTGATTAACCATTTCTTAACAGACACTGATGCGTTCTTTATCAAAACAGACGTGCCTAACGGTATGAAGATGTTCGTAAGAGCACCTATCAAAACCGCTATGGAAGGTGACTTCGATACTGGCAACGTAAGATACAAAGCTAGAGAGAGATATTCATTTGGATTCTCAGACCCTAGAGGTATCTTCGGATCACCAGGAGCGTAATCTAAATAATTGAAAAGGGCCCTTCGGGGCCCTTTTTTTTAACAACAAAAGGTAAATATGAATTTTAGAGTACAGATCAAAGCCTACGGATACAGTGCAGATTTCATAATTAGCTGTGAGGATAACAGCGAATCTTTTGAAAATTCATTGGTTGACAAACTAGGAGAAAATAGTATAGTCTGGGAAAAAAATGGATTTACTAGTAAATCCAAAGTTTGGATAACCTATGAGGAGGTTAATTATGCAAACACACATAAGGGACCTATACAAAGCGAAGAGGGGTCTCGAGACAGAGTGGGCAGTCCATCAGCGTGATAACCAAAGATATACTTTGGACATGGTTAGGATTGACAGCAAAATTAGAGAAGTTGTCAACGCGATTAAACAAGAGGAAGCTAAAATAGCAATTCTTGATAATAAAATCGAAGACGCGCAGCCTCAAGTTTCAGTAGCTACTTAATAAAAAGCTACATTTCAGAAAGACGACTTTCACTACGCAATCTCTTGCACTCTATTTAAAATAAGAGTATATTCTTGACACTGTATAATTAAAGAACATAGACGAATACAGTCGACGGCCTAGAGACTATGTTCGCAAAACTAGGAGGATATAAACATGGCAAATACTACATTTAAAGGACCAGTAACTTCCCTTAATGGATTTATTGGTGGACCAAATAAAAACGCAGGTGATACGCAACAAGGTGGAAAAAACACTTATTCGTTTGCGAGCACTTCAACAGTTACAGATGGAACTAACACTCTAGATGCAACTGAAAACGAAGGCGTTTTAATTTATGTCGATAATGGAGCTGCTGGTTCTGCTATCTATGCTTTTTCAGATGGATCAAACTGGAAAAGAGTAGACACAGGTGGAAACATAGCAAGTTCATAATAATTATGTGGGTGAGAAACTTCGAGACTTTTTGATCTTGATACTCACCCGCACCATAAGGAGAAAAATATAAGATG